GGTTGGGGTACCCCCCCATTCAATATTTAACTTGGCTAATTCCATAAAACACAATTAACATGGAAAATCTTGAAAATGGTATCTTAATGATTAGCGAAGAGCATGTAGATTACATCAAAGCTATCGCAGGTGAATTTGACTACAAGCCTACAATAGTAGATGCTTCAGGCGAAGAAGTGGTTAACACTGAATCACCATTGTATGGTCAGAAGTACAGACGCTTTGCTTATTCTATTGCAGGCAAAGACCAAGTCTTTATTGCTGATGTTCGTGACAAGTTCTGTGCTCAATATGATGCAGAATCATTGTGGACTGTTCGCTTAACAGTTAATGAAGCAGGTCAGTTATCTAACCCAATTGGCTTAACTACTGCTCGTGCAGAGAAAACAGCAATGACCAAGCGTAAGCTTAATGTTATTGCCAATGCACCATTGAGCACTGAAGCTGTTGGCGAAGACTTGTTATCTGACATTACTAACAGTTCTATTGGATAATCTCCAAGCAATTAAGAAAGCACTCTGTAATAAGGGTGCTTTCTTTCCCATATATAAATGTGGGTGTAGGGGTCAGGGGTTGAGGGCTATTAAAAACCTTCTAACACACTGATTTTCAATAATTTGTTTGTGATTGTGTGAGTAGGTGTGTGACTAATACCCACTTATTGACACATATTGACACATCATTAATTCATGCTATACAATACAATATATATAGCATTAAATAATAACTAGCAGGTGTTAGGGCTAGTGCGTTCTATGTATACTATGATAGTTAGTCACGTTCCTCAAGACGTGCAGCAGCTAAATGAAAGCTGGACTTAAACCATTGAGAGTATACATAGAGGTCACCAAAAAACCAATTGATTATGCTTACATTAGCACAACAACAAATTAAGGCATTATTAGGAGACAACTTCAATAATGTTAGAGATCTATCTACTACTAGAAGAAGATATGCTTCTATTATGAGTTCAGATGTAGACTTTAAAGAGTATTATTCTGCTATGAGTATTAAATGGAATGTTCCATTGTCTGACATACAGACAGTATTCAAGAGTGTGGATATATACGATAAACACTTTGTTAGTATAGAGGTTGCTGCTTAGCAGCCTCTTTAAGATAGTGAAAGCAGGTTATATACAATCCTCACTAGGCAATTAGAGTTGCTCAATTGTGAGTTCAAGAATGCTCAGTTGTAGAGCACCTGTGTTCAATACATATGTAGGGAGTTGTATGTATTGGGCTTAACACACGTCTAATGGATAATCAGCCACTCTAATGGTTGCTCTCATTATTCATTAGACATTTTTCACAACCAGCAAGTACTCAGTCTATCTCTTTAATCTGTAAAGCTAAAGCAACTAACTGCAAAGTATGATGCGAGATAGATGTTATGCTGTATTTTATTTGTTAAACACATATTAAACAATAATTATATGTACATAATAATCAACAACACAACAAGAGAAAGATTATCTCATGAAGGTTTCTTTCCTGGTAACTATTTAGATGATTTACTTAACAAGGGTGATGATGTTATAGTTATTAGTCTATATAGTAATACTATTAAGATTCCTCAATTAGAGGTTATTAATGGTCTTAATGAATGGAGCTTTAAAGACTATTCTCTTGCTATGGACATTATTGCTCCTGAAGTATGGAAATCTGAATAAATTAACCAACACACAAACCAAAACCAATTAGTTATGAAAACTAAACTAGACCAACAAACAGTATTAGAATTATTAGGGAAACAAGAAACAATGGCTCACACACAAGTGAGCATCTCTAGACTTATGAATGCCTATTATAAGAATGATGGATGGGTTGAGACAATTAGCACTGATTGTGCTGTAGAGTCATATGAAATCAAAGAGAATCAATATTTATATAATATATTGTTATTCATGAGCTTTGACTTCTGTATTTTTATACAAGACTATACTATGGGCTATTACATTGATAATCTTCCATTAAGTAGAAATCCAATGCTTATAGAGATGGAACATCAGAACAATGAGCTGATATTCAAAATAGGAGCAGACACAGCTTACACCATCTTAATAGACGAAGAAGATCGTAGTGTAATAACAGAGAATCAAGAGATTGTACACAATTTCTTTAAATGTTATGCATATGAGCTTATTAAAGGTGATGATGGATGGCATCATACATACAGTCAAGTAAATGACAGTAGAATAGATGCATTTATTAATGAACATACACATTTAGTGGATTATGTTCTTGAAATTGATTAATACACACAAACCAAAACACACGATTATGAAATTAGAACTAATTAGAGATGACAACAACCAACTGAGTGGTTACAAAATTATTAGAGAGACAGAAGACGAGCTCGAAGCCATTGAAATAGTAAGAGATATGTACTTTTGGGGACATATAGGTAAGCTTAAGTATGGTGGACGCAAATCTGAACCAGGAACAGATAACACTATGGAGCTTAGTTTTGTCACTGAAGAGTATTCAATATTAGAAAGAGAAAAGCTTAAGATATTAGTAGAACAGTATAAACAAGAGAAATTAACTAACACACTTAAATAATTTACACATGAAACTAATCAAGCACATTGCTAATCTATTAGCTATTTGGACAGTACCATTTGTTGTCCTATGGTTCTTTATTCTTATTACAGGCTTTGCCTTTACATACAGTGAAGGTGTACGCTTTGAAGGCTTTATCATTCTAACCACTATATATTCTATAGTTTGGCTTGTTATGTATATAGCCTATCACGACACCACAGAGATTGATACAATGAAAGTATTTAAAACCAATTAGTTATGAACGAATTACCAGACTTCATTACAATACAATATTAGTGGTTAGTTTGTGTGAATAGGACTCTGCTTCCCCTAGCAGGGTCCTTATTTTAACATCTAACTCAAGATATATCCACATGTACTTCATAAAAACCTTGCACCCTTGCCTCAGGGTTGGGTCAGACATAGATTTCCTGCTAATTCTTAGTACATATGTATGGATTAGTTTTTGTAAAAGAATAAGGAAATCAGGGGGGCTTATAGTTGTGCCAGAACAACTACATTTTTACTAACACATATTAAAAACACACGATATGTTTACACTAGCCAAACTAGTATTCAAATCATATATGCCTCTAAAATTAGAAAAAGGCATGTGGTTTATATCAAAGCAAAGAGACATTGTATATGGAGAGATATATGAATATCTACATATACACGAGTTACAACATGTTCCACAAGATATGGAGAGTTATATTTCCATCAATGGAGCACCTGTTGAACCATATATCATCATGCCAATGATGAATCCAGACAGTCCACAAGAGATTCTTGCAACACCTGACCAAATAGGTTGGTGGGATGCAGGTGATACTAGTGATGACTTAGAAGACCTCACTGTTGACATCATCAATACATATATCTATGGTGAAGATGGTGAAGAGGGATATATAGCACTAGAAGTCTTTGACTCTGAAGATGAAGAAGGCATACATAGAAATGTTGTGTTCTTTCATGATAAGGTGACTATCAGACATATATCATTTGTAGATGAGCATGAAGGAGATTGGGACGATGATGACGATGATGATGATGACTATGATGAATATAATGATGGCGATGAAGAGGATTGGGATGATATGGATGATTTAACAGATAATGATCCTGAACCAACAGACGCAGACCATGAAACAGAATAACTCATTAAAAACCAATGACATGAAGAAGATATATAAGATTTTATTTGAAGGCAAGAAGCCTGAAGAACAGCCATTGAAGCTTGAGATTAAGCTTAGATCTACTGCTACACCAGATGAGCAATTAGATATAAATACATGGCATAAATTAATATATGATTTAAACGATAAGAAATTAAGGTTAGGTTAATGTGTGGTTAGTAAGCGAGAGCCCTGCAGAAATGTGGGGCTTTTTTTATTACACTATACATATGAAAATTTTTACTCACTCATTAAAAACAACACACATGAGAAAGAAAGGATCAAACAACTATTCCAGAAAGGAATTGAGAACAATCAAGACAATGATGATGGACAACAAAAAGACTGTAAAGCCTATGTCCATGGTTAAGTTATCAAAGTTTGTAGCTGGTGCATTGAACAGACCATCTAATGGTGTCTACATTAAAATGTTAGATATGTCACCAAAAAAGACTAAGCGTCAAGCAGTTGTAACAAAGACAGTATCTACAAAGATGCCTCTTAACAGATCTGTTACGTTTAGAAAGCCTACAAAGATAGAGATATCTGAGACAGGTATGACATTCTTCTTTTAACCACTAATACTATCACACATGTCTTACAGCCTAGTCTTCAGTGCTAAACCACATAGCACACATACAATCACAGTATATGAACCAGACCAACAAGATTCTTCTTTTAGAAGAACAATTAATTCTTGTTCTAAGCTAATAGATAGTATATTTGCTGTGAAAGCAAATTATACACCATCTAAAAGATTACACATCAAAGGACGCAGGTATATGTATATCAGCTCTGATGAGTATAAACTTATTAGATTTAAAAACTATTAGAATGGTATATTTTATTATCTTTGTATTATTAGTATGGGTATGGCTTATATCTGAATGGATAAATGCTCCACTCATAAAGAACAATACAAATAAAGATGATTCTACAGCTCAATCCAATGATACCAATAGTAAGGGTGTCTGATAAAATGGAAGGTTATGCTTTCTTGGTTATAGACTATAGCCAAGAGCATAATCTTCTATTTACTTGTGCAATGGATGATGGTGAGATATGGACACTCACAAACAAGGAGATTAGATTCTGCAAGAACATTTCTTTAGAAAGATATAATATAAATCTATGATAATACTATCTTACATTCAAATGGTCCTGGCAATAATATGCTGGACATACATGGCAATTTACGTTTATATACGCTTAAACAACAAATATGGCAAAAAGTAAAGCACAAATAGATAAGCTCAAAGCTCATTTCTTTATGTCTGTAGGTGATGGCACAGTAAAGACAATATATGATGATGGAGATGATAAAACAATATTAGCTGCAGCATTTGCATCAGCTATGCTTGAAGATTCATATCTATCTGATATTATTAGTGCAGCATTTCTCACAATCATTGATGAAAAAGAGAAATATATTTCTAATAAGAGCAAAAAGCCTGTCAAAACAGCTAAGAAATCAGTAAAAGAGAAATAAACTTCTAATTATGAATAAATATTTTTCATTTCATGAAGGCTTTTATAGACTATTGAAGTCTAAACAAAGATATTATCTATGGGATATGATTAAATGGTGTGTTAAAGAGTATTTTAAAACATACAAAAGATAACCAATGGAAAGATATCTAACAGCTGAAGATGTAATGACTAACATCAAAGCATATAGAAAGTCTCTAGACTATGATGACCAGTTTGATTTTGACATGGAAACAAAGAGAATGAAACTGAGCGATAAGCGTAGAGAGACGCTCAAGAAGACAATACGTGCTTCAGAGCATAGAATGAATAGATATGGTGTACACAAAGATAAAAAATAAACTATGAATATACTCATCTATGATATTGAGACAATGCAGGAACTATTCCTCATTGGCATATATAATCCTGAGAGCAAAACTTATACAGAGTTTGAAGTGAGTAAGGATAAGAACCAACTAGATGGGTATATGAGGTTTATTGAACAACACCCTGAATACTATTGGGTTGGTTATAATAACTTACGCTTTGACTCTCAAGTGATTGAATGGATCTTGCGTAACTATGACAACTGGCATGAGCTTGGAGCTCTTGAGATAACTGCTAAGATAGCACAAAAGGCTGCAGATGTTATACATGATGCTAACTATGATGTATTTCCTGAGTACAGAGAGGAATGGCTTACACTTAAACAGATAGATGTATTCAAGGTGAACCACTATGATAACAAGAATAGAATGGTTAGCCTGAAGAGACTAGAGTTTGAGATGAATCTTGAGAACATTGAGGAGATGCCTATTCATCACACAAAGACTAACATGACAGATGAAGAGATTCAAATGACTAAAGACTATTGTAAGAATGATGTTATGGCTACCTATGAGTTCTACAAGGTGACAATAGGTGATACAGATCATCCATTGTACAAGGGTAACAATCAAATAGAGCTTAGACAAGATATATACGAAGAGTTTGGCATTCCTTGCTTAAACTATTCTGATAGCAAGATTGGTGATGAAATGATTAAGAAGTTCTATTGTCAAGAGAAGAAGATACAATACTCTGATCTACCAAAAAAGGGTAAGTTTAGAACTGAAGTGAAGATGAGACACTGTATAGCTGATTACATTACATTCCAGACACCAAAGCTAAAAGAGTTCTTAAAGAAGGTTAGCAAAGAGGTATTAACAATGAAGGATGAATTCAAAGAATCATTAGAATTTTATGAAAACACGTACACGTTTGCAAAAGGTGGCCTTCATACAGAGAACAAACCAAAGATTTTTGAATCTGATGAGGATTATGAAATCATTGATTGGGATGTGTCTAGCTATTATCCAGCTATTATCATTAACAATGGTAGATATCCTGGTCACTTGGGTAAGGAATTCTTACTTGGGTATAAAGCAATGTTTGAAAAGAGGTTGGAACTCAAACCACTAGCTAAGAAAGATAAGAAGATAGCAGGTATTGTTGGTGCTCTTAAACTTGCAGTTAACTCTGTGTATGGTAAATCTAGTGACATGCAGTCTTGGATCTATGACAGACAGCTGACAATGTTTACTACTATCACAGGCGAGCTGAGTCTTCTTATGCTTATCGAAGCATATGAACTAGCTGATATACATGTTATATCTGCAAATACAGATGGTGTAACTATTAGGATTAAGAAATCACTAATAGATAAGATGCATGAAATTAATAAGTGGTGGATGGATCTAACTAGCTATGAGCTAGAGCGTACAGACTACGCTAAGATTATATTCTCTACAGTAAATGACTACCTAGCAATTAAAACCAATGGAGAAATCAAGAAGAAAGGTGACTTCCTTACTGACTTTGAGTTACACAAAAACAAGAGTGCTAGGATTGTACCTATTGCATTGGAGCAGTTTTTTGTTAATGATGTGCCTGTGGGTGATACCATTCGCAATCATACAAATATTTATGACTTTTGCCTCAGGCAGAAAGCTAGTAAAGACTTTCACTATGAAGGTCATAGCAAAGAGACAAAGACAGTCTATAACAAGCTGATTAGATATTATGTATCTAATACAGGAGAGAAGCTACTGAAGGTGAAGAATGAGAATTCAGATAGCACAGCAGTTGATGTATCACAAGTGGAAGCAGGTGAATGGGTGATGACAGTATGTAATTACCTAAAACCAAACCATTCATTAGATAATATCAATCATGCATATTATATTGAGCGTGCTGAACGCATAATACACAAGATACAACTAGAAGGTAAGAAACGTAAAATCATTGTTAATCCTAATCAAATAAGTTTATTCTAATGGCAAAGATAAATAGAGAGAACATAGCTGAGCATTTAGTTGACTACCAGTTAGGAATGGTTGGTAAGTCTATGCAAGAAGCATACATGACTAAAGAATGGTATAGCAAATGGACTATGACAACAGAACAACATGATCAGTTCAAAGCTTACGCTATTCCTCTATTAAAGAAAGTGTTTAAGATAAACAAATCAAGAGCTGAGAACACATTTCAATGGTTTGATTTACAATTTGGATTACGCATAAAAGATTAACTATGGCAATAAAATTAATTAAACTCTTTCCTCAAGCAGTATTACAAACAGCTATTGAAAGAGATGTAACAAAAGAAGAACTTGACTTTATAATGAGTTATAATGATAACTTGTTAGATAACGTAGGTAATAATTCTTCTGAAGACATGGATATACTTAGACACCCACAAATGGCTGAGTTAAGAAAACTTGTACAAAGTAAATTAGATATGTATTTTTTGCATATCTATAAACCTAAAGTTCCTCAGAATGCTAGACTAACACTTACGCAGTCTTGGTTAAACTTTACTAAGACAGGTGAACATCATCACCCACATACACATCCTAATAGTATTATTAGTGGTTGTTTGTATATCAGTGCTGTCAAAGGTGAAGACATGATTACATTCCAAAAGAGAGAGATGCCTATATTTCAAATAGAAACTGAAGAGTTTAATGACTTTAATGCATTTGAATGTAATATAGAAGTGGCTACTAATGATGTAGTTATGTTTCCATCTAATATGCTGCACAGAGTCCCTGCAACAACAAGCAAAGACTTGAGAATAAGTCTTGCATTTAATTCTTTCTTTAGAGGGAAAATAGGTAATGTGAGTACAGATCACGTTAACTATTTAGAAATCAAATAAAACTAAAATTTATGGCTTATTCAACATGTTGTGGGGCATACTCTCGTATGCCTGAGATAGACATTTGTCCTGACTGTAGGGATCATTGCGATTGGGAAGATGATGAACCATCTGACGATGAGATTAATAACAATCATAGAACAGAAGGAGGAATTTCATTTACATCACCTGCCTGGAATGGCAGATAAAATATACAATTATGGGAGCAACACAATTTAAAGTAAGAAGCACTGGTAAAACACCACAAGAAGCATATGTAAAAGCTTGTGAAGTAGCTGAAGATGAATATGGTCATCAAGAAGGATACAATGGTACAATTAGTACTACCCCTGGATTTAGAGATGAAACAGAAGCATATAAGAAAAGTAAGTTTGATGATGTATATGCTTATATACGCAATAGACTTGATACCATGAACAAATATGATTGTTCAGCTATATGTGTTTGCCAACCTGTTGGTAATAAGAACAAGACTAAGTCTCAAGTGGAGCACGTTGTAACACCTGGTACAAAGAAATGGGTACTTAGATATGTTATACATACTGATAGAGGACAAAGAATTGGTGACTATATAACTAAAGGACATGCAGTTAACAATGCACGTAAATATACAGAAAAAACACAAAATTCTACTTGCATAACAATGGAAAAACAATTAGAACAAGGTACTAATAAAGTAGCTAAGATAACGTACAAGAAAGCACCAAAAGAAAGAGATGGTGAGTGGGTATTCTTTGGTTACGCAGCAGAATAATTATGGCACATAGACCAATGACAACCAGAGAGTTGTATAAAGGAGGAGCAAGATTACCCACAAAGAATATACTTAACACAACATTAGTTACACAATTAGAAGTGATAGAAAATGGTGTAGTGAAGTACTACAATTGGGATAATAATGCCAAAGTGATAGCTTTGATAGAAGATACACATAAGACATTACGTATATACATTAATCATAAAAACAAATAACATGGGAGACATTTCAATGTGTGTAGGTGGCTTTTGTCCACTGAAACTAAACTGCCACAGATTCACAGGTAAACCTGATGGATCTACAGATTCTTATTTTACTGATCCTCCATACAAGATGAATATGATGTTAGATGACACATTTCATAGCCTTGGTGTAGTAACTGTTACATGTCCATTCTTTTGGAATAATGTAGATAAAAAGAAAAAAGATGTTACAACAACTTAGTTTTGATTGGGAGCACGAAGCTCAGAAAGATTTAGTATATTTGCATGAGACACAACAAATACTTGAAGAGGAGATTAGAAGAGTAACAAAACTACCTGCTCAGATAGTAGTATTAGATAAAGACAACATACTAAACAGAGAACATGAACATCAAAGTAACCCCTTACCATTTTGAGCAGTTGCTCAAAGATGGATTTACATTAGACATGATATTTCTTCTCAAGCTGATAGATGAAGAATTTGACATCAAGACATTAGCAGAAGGAGGACCAAAGACAGACATGCTATGTCAAACCTTGCGTAGAAAAGGATTAGTGTCTGAACAATTTAAGATTACAGTGTTGGGTAGGAATCTATTAGAATTCATGAACACACGTGCTAAGACTAGCAAGATTGTAAAGAAAACACAAACCTTTGCTGAGTTTGAGAGATGGTGGGCTGCCTTTCCAGGAACAGATATCTTTACACATAAAGGTAAAAGTTTCTCAGGTGGTAGAACACTGCGTGTAAGTAAAGATGAATGTCAACTAAAACTAGATGCTATCCTTGCTGAAGGAGAATACACTATTGATCAGCTCATAGCAGCATTAGAATATGAAGTGACACAAAAGAAAGAGAACTCTTTCAAGACAGGTACAAATAGATTGACATACATGCAAGGTAGCATAACCTATTTGAATCAACGCTCATTTCAAAACTACATAGAGCTTATCAATCAGGGTGTGATAATTAAAGAGGCTGACGAACCAATTAAAGGAATGGACATATGAGTTTTGAAGATTTAAAACGAGAAGTTCAAGCAGGCCTAGATGGTAGGAACAATGGTATACCTATGGGCTTTGACAGATTGAACAGATATATTGGCATCAGGAAGTCTATGTACACACTTGTAGGTGGCCTCACTGGATCAGGTAAAACTAGCTTCATTGATGATGCTTATGTTTTAAATCCATTTGATTGGTACATTGCTAACAAACCTCCAGGCATGAAACTGCGTGTGATATATCGCTCCATGGAACGTAGTAGAACATACAAGTATGCCAAGTGGGTGAGTAGAAAGATATTCCTAGACCAAGGAGTAATCATTCCTGTAAACAAGCTATTAGGTTGGACAGAGAAGATGAGTAAAGATGAGCACGATCTGTTCTTGATGTATGAAGATTACATGGAGAATATGAAAGATGTCATTACAATCATTGATGGACCAGAGAACCCAATAGGCATAGCTAAGCATCTAAAAGAACATGCACTAGAGAATGGTGTAATGGAAGATGTAGATCAGTATAACAAAAGATACATTCCCAATAATGAGAGTGAACTAACTATTGTTGTTATTGATCATATAGGTTTATTAAAACCAACAAAAGACTATCCTACTAAAAAGCAACTGATAGATAAAATGTCAGATGAGCTTAGATATGCTAGAGATATGTATGGATATAGTCCTGTGATTGTCAGTCAGTTCAACAGAGACATTTCTAGTCCAATGAGACTTAAGAATGGTGATGTAGAACCACAGTTGGAAGACTTTGCTGACAGCTCACAGACACAGAACGATGCTGATGTTGTCCTAGCATTATTTGATCCTATGAGATACAAGGTACAAGACCCATCAGGCTATGACCTGAACAAACTTAGAGATGAGTTTGGTGCAAAGTACTTCAGATCCTTGAGACTTATCAAGAATTCATATGGTGAAGATGATGTAAGGATTGGTCTAGGTTTCCTAGGTCAGATTGGTATGTTCAAAGAGCTACCAAAGATTAAGTATATGAATGAAAACGTATACAATGAGATTATTAATAAAACATTCTTTTTAAACAAATAACATGAGATTAAACATTAAGATGTATAATACATTACCCACTAAGAAGAGCCATTGGTGGCAAGTGGTGTTGTTCCCTACAGTCAGTTTGATGAACAACATACAAAAACATGACCCATACGTAGCTTTGAACGCTGAGTACTTATTCTGGTCATTTACAACAATTATAAGTTATGGCAAAAAAGGTCAACACCCTTACGTTACGAGATAAGAGGCAACAAGAGTTTGCTGATGTATGGCTAAATAATGGTAAAAATGGTATATTAAACCTATGTCCTAGGTTTGGTAAAATCTATACAACTATCAACATCCTGGAGAAACTGGATAAGAACATCAACATCCTCATAGCCTATCCTGATCTAAAGATTAAGGCAGCATGGGAACAAGACTTCTTAACTAGGAAGTATAAGAATAGCAATATAACTTATACCACTCACTTATCTATTAAAAAGCACACAGAGGGCTTTTATGACCTAGTTGTACTTGATGAGATACATTTACTCTCTGAAGCACAAATAGAGGCTGTAAAGGAACTTATGTGTACAAAGGTGCTTGGTTTAACAGGAACCTTAGCATCAGATACAGAAGAAACATTAGGATTAGAGTTAAAACTACCAGTTTTAGCTACCTATTCTATAGAACAAGCTATCAAAGAAGGAGTTATCACAGACTATGAGATCAGAGTTATCTCTGTACCTTTAGATAACAAAGTGGAAATCAACTATAAGGGTAAAATGAAGACTGAAAAGAAACAGTTTGATGCTTATGGTTGGGTGATAGATCAGATGGAAAGACAGAGAAACAATACAATGTTCTTACGTTTAGCTAGAATGAGAATTATTCAAAACAGTCTTGCAAAACTTAACAAGACTAAAGAACTCTTAGCAAAACACAAGGACGAGCGTATTCTAGTATTCTGTGGTGTCACAAAGATTGCAGATGCATTAGGCATCCCTGTCTATCATAGCAAATCAGGTGACAAAGAAGTGTTTGAAGACTTTGCATCTGGAGGAGGTAATCACCTGGCTGTCGTAAAGATAGGTAATACAGGAGTTACATATAAGCCTCTTAACAGAGTGATAATCAATTACTTTGATAGCAACGCTGAGAATCTTGCACAAAAGATTAATAGATGCATGGCTATGGAGTATAATACACCTGATAAGAAGGCACATATTTACATCATCTGTTCTACAGAAGAAGTAGAGAAGAAATGGCTTAAGAAAGCATTAGAATTTTTTGATAAAAACAAAATAGCATACCTATGAAAATAGAATTAACAGAAGATATCAGTATCACAACTGGTACAATGTATTGCGTAAGAGTAGATGATTCATCTATTAAATGGTTTGCTCAAAGAGAGTCTGCAGAAAAGTTTTATGATGAGATTATTTCTGATCCAAGTATATTAAAACCTGTAAAAAATATTTTGAAATCTCAGGAAGTTTATTTATCTTTGGAGTAAACAAATCAGTAAAAAACATGGCAAGCAAATTAATTGGAATTGTTGGTTCTACAGGAACTGGCAAGTCAACATCAGTGAAACATCTAAATCACAAAGAAACATTCATCATCAATGTTGCTAAGAAAGAATTACCTTTCAAAGGAGCAGAGAAGTTGTACAATTCAGAGAACAAGAATTACAAAGAAGTGGATGATGCAAATGAGATTACACGTCTATTAAAGACCATCTCAGAGAAAGCACCACACATCAAGAACATCATTATTGAAGACTCTAATTACATTATGGG